CTGTCAAGATCAGCCGGTCAAATTTGTCATTGCACTGCTTCATTCCAAACAGGATTGGGCGACAGTCCTTTTCACACCACTCTTTATTTTTGTCTTTCGCCTTGTCAAAATCTGTCTTCCGATACTTGATGAATCTCAGCTTTCCTGTTTCATCATAAAATGGGAATGCCAGGATATTCTGCTGTTTCTCCAAGGTTGTGATCTCATACCGTTCTGCAACCGCTGCGCTGATGCCGCGTGATTCCAGATAAGCAACTGCCGGCTCTTTCGGCTTGATTGGTTCCGCCGGTGTCTTAAAGCTCCGATATTGCTTCTTTGGACGATAGTATTCATCCACTTCATTTCCAAGACTGAAATCAAAATCCCTGGATAATGTCAGCATATTGCCGGTAACTCCGCATCCGGCTCTCAGGCACTTAAACTGTCCGGTATTAAGGTTGATGGAAAATGTATCTTTATCATGCCCTCTGCCTTTACAATATGGGCACTCCGCAAAGCGAAGCTCATCACCTATCTGTCTTGTCCTTGCTCCATACCAGCGTGCAAATCTCATTGCATCGCCTGGATTAAATTCATACATTCCCATTTCCAATACCTCGTGTCAGTTCATCTAATTTCTGGTTCAGATTATCAATCATCCGCATGTAGATATGCCAGAGTTTTTCATCCATACAATCAGCCTGTAATTCTTCCAGTACGGCAATCTGTGCTTTAATTCCAACAATCTCCTGCTCATGATTCATCATTCTTCTCCCGTTGGGCCTTCCACGCCTCCCATTTGCGAAGCGATTCTTCCGGATCTTCCCACTCATCATCGTCTTCCGGAGGATCAGGCGGCGCAGGTGCGGGAGCACTATTATTTATTCTTTTCTTCTCTTTTCTTTTCTTAGCGTCATTAACTGGGTTATTGACGTCATTTACTGGGTTTCTTCCGTCATTAACTGCGTTTTGGGTGACTTTAACTAGAGAGTACTCTTTCTTCACTTCAATTCCTTTTCGTTTTGCCACTGCTCTTAAATATCTTTCCTGTATTCCTCTGGATGTGAGGATGTGATATTTATCGAAAAGTTCCTGTGAAAAAATACCTACTCTGATACAAGCCTGTACAACTTCCTTTATTGTCCCGATCCCGCTGCTCAAACCCATTTTAGACTTGTGCAGAGGGATCAGTTCATCTGACCATTCGCAATAGTAACCAAGCTCCCTGTAAATAAGCTGGTAAAGCTTAACGGCTATTGCAAACCCTTTATCTCCAAATTCAGCTTCTATCATTCCAAATTTGTCATCCAAGTAGCAATCAAGTTCGAAGTAATCCAGTCCTTTTTTATAAGGTCTTGGCATTTTTGTCCTCTTCTAGGATCCTGATGATCTCTTTTCCTGTTTCTTTCTTGCTACAAAATTCAAACCGGACATTGTATCTGTCCCGAATGGTGCAAAGACTCTTGTAAAGCTGCTTCCCATCAACCGCACGCTCTGAGATTACCGTCTTAGCCTTCTGGCCGTTAATGGTCCGCCAAATAATCCTGTGCTTTCTTGGGTTTTCCCAGAAATAGACATCTTCCAAACAATTGATATCAGTGCCATGTTCCACCAATATAACCACCTGTATTCCTGCCTGCATCGCCCGGATCAGCTCCGCCTTGAATCTTTCATGCTGCTGCGTGACGTTACCACACAACTCCTGCAAATCTTTCTTCCGGTCAATCACCAGTCTCGGATTATCCAAAGACTGGTAGTCACCAACATACAGCTTTGACCGGAAATACTGTATGTTTTCTATTTTGTCAAATTGCTTCTGAACCCGTTCCCATTCTTTTTTATGTTCTCGGGTATCTACCTGAATCTGCAAGCCAGATCACCGCCTTAATTGAATGGCAGTTCTTCATCAATTCCTGCTGGAATATTCATAAAACCGTCGCCAACCGGGGTAGCTCCTGCAGCATATCCGCTCATGTGGTTTTTGTACGCCTGTGTTTCATTCTTTTCCGGAATAACTGCAGTTGCCACCTTGTCCAAAGAAACAAACCAGCGCATCACACGTTTTGTCATTTCTCTGCCATTGTAGTAATCCATCTGCTCACCGAACACACCGCCGATTTTTTTTCCTTTAAACTGTGCGCCAAAGTTATCGCCCCATTTAGTAGCAAATCCTGTATTGGAATGTTCAACGCAGGTCGTAAATGTTTTGAATGAACGGCTGCAGTTACCGTCAGCATCCTCCGTTAAAATGTACTGTGTGGCCTGATTCGGCCATTTCTTATCCGGTCTGATATCGTTCTTGAACTGCTCCATGAAGTATCCAGGCTGCACATCATCCGGTGCAAAATCAAAACAAACAACGATCATGGGTTTTCCTGTTTTGGAAGTTGTCTCGGTCACCTGCTTGATGACCAATTTATGTCCGCCCAACTCCACCGAAATATATTCGCCCTGGGCCTGTGTGTTATCGTAATCATTTGGTTTCTGCATCTTCTTTCTTACCTCCAAGCTCGTAATATTCTCTGATTGCTTTTTCAACCAGTAAAATGTCATTATCAATCGTCAGATCAGCAAACATGCCGATTGGGGACTTACTTACTGCTCCGTCTGCCGCCTGTGTCACAAACAGATGATTATTGCCCTCTGCAATACAGCGGAGTACTACAGTGAACATCCCTTCGATACAAACCTTTTCATCCAGCAGTTTGCCGATTGTCTTCGGTTTGATTTCCCCCAGATCATTGGATTCCTCATGCATCATCACATACACGATTTTGTTTTCTGGAACTTTCTCAGAAATAAACTGAATCAGATTCCAGAAATGATCCCCAATCTGGTTGTACAAGGTAAACACTCCATTTCCGCCACCGGCTGAACTGTGTCCATTCATAAACATATTTGTGATCAGATACCCGGCATCATCTATGACAATGTTATTTGCCTTTGATGCAATCAGGCACTTCATGACCTGCTGATAATTATCTGTGTTCCATCCATTGATTTTTCCCTTGAATGGAAGTGGCTTATTTAATACCCTGATCAGATTCCAATCAGGGTTATCTACGCAGTTCCGTAGGCTTGTACTTTTGCCTGTTCCGGATCTGCCAATGATTAATACTGGAATTGCCATAACATCCTCCTATCTGATCCGCAGCGACT